CTTTCTAAAACATCTTCAATTGGCATTACAACTTCTGCTGGGTGAAGTTCAGCAACACCACCACGTTCAATATAACCACCAGCTTGCATTTTTGGAACTCTACCTTCTCCACCTTTAAGTTTTTCCCCAACTCCTTTAGTACCTTTTCTAAATAAGTTTACTATGCCCCCAACAACGTTACCAAAACCTTCTCGCATTTTAGTAGCAGCTCTTTTGAAAACATCAGTTTCCATAAATTTTGCTGCAAAATAGCCAAATAAAGGAGTTGTTCTTGATAAAGCCATAGCAACTACGTTTTGTTTGTTAACACTAATATCTTCACTTACAGCTTTTCCGTATTGAGCAATAGCATCTTTTGTTGCAGCTGCTGTGTCAATAGTAATATTTTTAACGCCAGTAGTTAAAGCCCCAATTGTTTCACTTAATTTTTGAAGAACTTTATTCATCGAGGATTGTACTCTTTCAATATTATCAGATTCACCCATTTCCATTTTAGTTTCCTGCATTTTTTGGTCCACATCTTTTTTCATTTCGTTTACGGTTTTTGAAACATTACTTATGTCAGAAACTCTCTTTTTCTGAATGTCAGCTGTTTGAGTTATGCTTCCTCTTTTTGAAGGTGCTCCCATAAGGTCAACTGGTTTTTTTGGCATATTATTCTCCTTAGTCTAAAGTTTTAAATAGCTTTAAATGCTCTTCTAATTTTGGAATTTGTTGATTTCATTTCAGAAAAAACGCATATTATTTCTGATGGATTTATAAGTTCTTGGAATTCCGTAGTATATTTATTGCTTAGACCAAAAGTTTTTGGGTACGTTTTATGTAAAGGTCCAAAAATATGAGTATATTTCTTATATATTCTTGTAAATACTGCAAAACTACTTAAGTATACTTTTGTGACTACTATATAATCAATTAAAGTTCGTTTAAATTTATCTTCATCGAGCCTAGTAGAACTTAAAAATTCTTTTTCTAGTATCTTATGATATTTAGTTAATTCTTTATTTATTTGTCTTGAATTTGCGTTTTCAAATCTAGAAAGAAATTTTATTATTTTCTCAACACCTTTTTTATTTGGATTTCTTTTTAATTGGAATACTTCCTTAAAGAAGTTTGAATAAAATTTAATAAGAATTGGCATAAAGATTGAGAGAAATTTTCTCCTTTTTCTTCCAGCAAGTAAATGCATACTTTCATGCATAGTTGTAGAAACTAATAAATCATTTGAGGCAGAACCAAAAATATTAATATTATTATCTATTAAGACATATATTCTTCTGGTCGGCATATGATAAAACCCCAAAATAGTTTTTTGTTCAGCTCCAAATGTCTTATGAACTAAAAGTCGTAGTACGTTTTTACTTTTATAGCATGGATTTATGATACCTTTATTAACTAATTTTTTAACGCTTTTATGAATTGGTCTTCCTCTACCAGATTTTTCAAACGAAAGGAGAAATGATTTCTTGAGTTTTTTAGACGAGTATAACTTTATACCGCCTATAACTGCTTCAACTTCCAAACCAACAGGAAGAGAAAATAATTCATTAATATTTTTATCCATTAGTAGCTCCTATTATTCCCTACTATAAAAGTTCATAATATCAACAAGACCACCTTTTTCATCAAGATTCTCTTTTACTTTATTTAATACATCAGAATTTGTTAATTCTTTTACATCTGACACTTCATTATAAGTCATAATATCTCGAATATCACTAGAAACGCTTACGAATCTTGTTTTATCAATTAATGTAGGAGGATCGTATTTTCTTACATACATACAACAAGCAGTTGCTAATGCTAAGTCGTCATGACAACCACGATCTGCTTCAACTTTTCCACTAGTTTTAGAAACGAGTCCAGTTAGTTCTAAAGCCAAACGAGTTGATCTAATACTCTCTGGATATTGCGTAATATATGAATATAACGCATCAATAATTAAAGGTCTAGTTTGTGCATTATTTGAAATACCAGGAACTAATGTGGTATTAGATGATTTTCTATTTCGTTTCTCTTTATAAATCATAGATGAGAATTCAGTCATGCTTAATTCTTCTAAAACTTGGTTTCCATAACCACCAGTACTTTCTATAATTATTATTCCAGGATACGATCTAGCTGCAATTTGAACAACTTTTACAAAATCCAGAATTTTACACTTTCCTTGGTATTCCCAAACTTGTTCAAGTGTTTCATAATTCCATACAGTTATAGCTGACTTATCTTGACCGTGTTCTGGCGCTGTGTCGACACCAATCATATAATATTGGTTTGGAATTGGTTTTTCAAATTCCCATACTTCACCATTAAATATTTTTAGTTTAGCTATTGGTTCTTTTATTGATGATTGAACCTTTTCCATAGTTTCTGCTTCAAAGAACGCTCCCTCTGCTGGTAAGAATTTTAACTCTAATTCTTGAGCTATTTTTCTTGGATCGTGATCAAACAACGCACACTGTGTTTTATACCAATCTGGATCATCTTTTAATTCTTCGATCATCTTCCAGTGAATTACAAATGGTTTAAAGATGTCATCATTTGAAACAGCTCTTGAGTATTGCTCAAAATACCATTTTCCAATACCTACAGTTTTATTTGGGGTCGATAATATTATTGTTCCATAAGGAACTCCAGATCTTTTTGCTTGCATTTGGTTTGTTGATAGTGCTGGTACTATTGAAGTCCATGCTTCTTCTACATAACCAACAAACGCTGCCTCGTCTATAACCAAGAAAGTTATATGTTTACCACGAAGAGTTGCATCTGGTTTATTTGGGTTAACTGGAGAAGCATAAACTTTTGCACCATTAGTAAGGATAAATGATTGTTCTGTTCTTTTTGCAAATCCTCTCCCCTGAACCCCCTTTGAAGGTTTCATCCAATCTGGAAGTTTTTCTACCATTCCTCTTGCTGCGCGAGCAAAATCAGTTGCTTCTTTGTGGTCTTTAGAAATAATCCCTACAACTACGTTATCATAAAACACAACTAACCATGCTGTATATGCTTGAATGATTGTAGAAATACCAATTTGCCTACTCTTTAGAACAAGAACGTATTTTTCTTTTTCGATTTTTCTTATAAGCTCAGATTGTTTTTTATAAGGAGATAATACTTCGTCTTTTCCTGGTAGTTCGATTTTTATGTATTTTCTACAGAAATATTCAAAATCAACTTTACAACTAAGATATTCTGCAATATACTTGGTACCCAATTTTTGAACTTTTTTATTACTTTTTGGTCTTGCCATCCTAACTCCTTTATAATTTGTTCTTAAGAATTAAACTATATAGATGATTTATTTGTTCTTATTAAATTTAAGTTAGCAATTGCTTCCCACTCTTTTAGTCGTTGAAATGTAAGTTCTGAAGATTTAAGAATATACTTTCCTGTTAACTGTACATATTCAGAAACTTTAGAATTAAATTTAACTGCTTCCCCAATATTCATTAAATTTAAAATTGATATATTTTTACTGTTAAACTCAATATTTAAACTTGCTAATGAAGCGATTTCTTTTGATAAGTCAGCATTAATAAATGATCTGGTTTTCTCGTAGCCAGTGTGATTTGTCATTACACTCCTTCTATATAAAGATAAAGCATCTGAATCAAAAAAGATTTTGTTATTTTTAGAAATCAATCCATATGTTTGAGCAAAGTTTTCTAAATTAATGTCAATAGTATGATTTATAGTATCTCCTGGTTTAACAACAAATCTGTTTCTTGGCGCAATTACTGAAAAAACCGAATTTCCAGAATACTCAGTTTCTATATCATCCCAAGTATAAAAAGTTACTCCATCTATTCCTTGGGTTATTGTTTCATTCTCTTCTGCGTCGGTTGCTAAATGATTTACTGTAAATGTATGACTTGAAATAATCTTTCTTGTTAAATTTTTTAGATATATTTTATTGTCATATAGAGCAAAGAAACCAAGTAGTCCATTATAAATTCCAAAAGTTTTATCTAGGTATTTAACTGCTTGATAAAATGTAGTTGGAGGAACAATAATTTGATCGATTTTTTCATCGTTGGTATAATTTGTATCATAATTTAAAGTTGCTCCAGTTTTTAAACCCTGTACTAATGTTGCTACTGTTTCACTCATGTTTGAGTTATAAAACAAACTATTTACAATTGAACTCATAGTTTGAAATGGTTTTCTGCAGACTGTTGTTATTTCTATTGGAGATCTATCTTTCATTGTTTTTTGTTGGTCAACTGATTTAACTATAATATCATAATCTGAAGTTAGGTACATTAAATCAAATTCAATTTGTTCTACTGGAACCGCCCCTTGACCAAGAAGTCGTATTGATAATTTTAGATAATCTTGACCATAAATTTTATCTAAAATCATATCGTTTGCATCAATAAATAAATATAGAACTACAATTTGATATGGCGTTGTTAATGAAGTTGCTATAGAAATCTTCTGTAAATCTGGTGTATAATCTTTATCTTTTATTATGAGTTGCATATCATAACTACGAGTTGGTGTCCAAAATCTAGTGGCCATAGGTGAACGTCTCCTTTATTTTTTGTTCGGAAAAAGAAACAAAAAAAAGATGGGGGGATTAACCCCCCAAATGTTACTCTAGATGCTCGAGTTTTTTTAGCATTTCAAGCATTTTGGTTGGAATGACAAGAACACTCTGTGCTGCATCTTCAAGTAATGATTTTACGTTTAAGTTTGGTTCTAAACTACTATATCTTACTATTGCAAGAAATACTTGCCATGCAGAAGGTAATGGTACTGGTTGTCCTTCTTGTACTTTTGGCATCATTTCTTGTAAAATTTTTACTACTTCTTCTCGCCTTTTCTTTCCTAAATTTTCAACTACATCTAGTACAGAAAAAAGTTCATCTTCTGATATTTTGTTGTTAAAACTTTGGTTAATCATATCTAGTATATTTTCTGTAAATCCTTGAACATAGTCACCAACTGCTGATTTTACCACTGTTGAAGCGCCAGCAACATGTATTTGCCTCATCTCTCCAAGTGTGAAAGCAAATGTCACTGGTTTCCCATCATAACTCATATTTAATCCAAATCTAATTGATTGTGCTCCAGTACCATCGTAAGTATTTTTAATAACCATGACAGGAAGAATATCTCCGTATTTTGGAGATGTCACTCCGTTTCTTATGGTAAGCTCATTTCTCATATATGTTCGTTTCCATGACAAGATCGTATTTTCTTTTATAATTGGAAGTCCAACGTCAGAAATTGATTTTTTAATTAAATTGTTAAGAACTTCATTTCCAACAAACTTATAAATCCTGGATACTAATCCACAGTACATATAACCATCTTCGGTTTGTGTTGGCGGTTTTGTAAAAACTGCCAGTGCAGGAATTTCAAAATTATCTGTTTCGTGACTTATTTGTTTTTCAGGATCTTTAAAAGTTTTAAGTTTTCGATATAAAACCGAACCAAATTTATCATTATATGAATAGATTCCCTTTTGAGCATCTATTTGTAAGCCCATTTCAACGGCTCGTTCTTCAAATGTGATCATAAAAACCTTTCCTTTTCTTTTCTTTTGGTTTAAATTCAGAAATTACGTTTGTTATTTTCTTTTTTAATTCTTCAATCATACCTTCTTGAAACATATTTAATTTACCATGATAGAATTGATGCGCTATCATTTTTGTTGTTAGATCTATAAAAGAATTAAGACTAATATCTCCTCGGAAATTACTATATCTATTTTTTGCAACATAAACTTGTTTTGTTTTATTAGATTGTATTAGAACAACATCCGCTTCGTATACCAATTCCAACAATGTAGGTCCACTCCTCCCCCCAACACTTTTAAAATTCATTTATCACTCCTTATTGCAGTAAACTTTAAGTATATATCTCTTCCATCAAAATTAAATCTATGGTCATCTAACCTAACTTTAAAGCGTCCTTCTAATTCCCAAAAATAAACTGCTCTTGCTGCAGTCCAAATTGAAGTATGTGGGCAAGATGGTTCGTTCAGCATTTCAGTTGTGAGAAGAATATTATGTTTTTCAAAATCAGGCATAGATGCTGGATTATCTTCGTTAAGTATTTTTGAGGCAAGAATTCTATAATTCGGAACTATTACCTCGACTTCACTGCCAACTTTAGTAATGGTAGAAATCAAATAGATAAAATATAATACTTGATCCATTGGAACATGTTCAAGAAATCTATAAATAGAAACCCTATCAAAGAGAATTGCGCAACGTTCCATAAATCTAAAAGCGTCACAGTTACATCTAAACATTTTTGGTTTGTGTATCCACTTTTCATATTCTTCCTCAATTTTACCAGGTTCAGTACTGGAAAAATATGAAATGTCTAAATTTATCAGGAAAAAATTCTCTGGTAAATTTAAAGGTAATAATTTTCCTGCTGCAATGTTTAAGATTGTTGGTCTGTTTAAATTTGCCATTATCCATCCCTCCACGCTTTTTCAATATATCCTGCTTTCTCTGTAATACCAACTTTTTTAAGTTCGTCCTGAACTCGTTGTTTAAATTCTCCAAATGTTTCGTCGTCATTCATTTTGGTAAATGGTATTCCAATCCCCATCCAATCAATGTCAAAATTTGTTCTTTGTACTAGTTCAGTATTTTCAAGTAGAATATCCATTCCTTCGTAGAAAAGTTCGTCATCGGCAATCTCTTCGATTGGTTTATTGTGTACCTTTTGAAAAATTGTTGTTAATATATCTTTATAGTCTTCTTCAAAATCAGCTTTATAGAATGAAACTCCCCAAACAACAAAACATACGGTGCTGGAATTGGTTACAAAATCTTGTTTTATTTTCATTTTTTACCTCACAAATTCAAAAACTATGCTTTTAGTAAACGGTTCAATATAAGTAGAAAAATATTTTTCTTTATCTATATCTTTAATATCAATTATTTTGAGTGTATTTTTAGAAATTTCCAATTCTCCATATTCTTTTAGAAAAACATTAACCTTTTCGTCATTAATTGGAACTCCAAACAAATACGGATCAGTAGAATTGATGAATTGATCTTTTATCTTTTGTAAATTTCTAAATATTGACTTCCTTGATAAAAAGTTTATCTTACAAATTTGTTTATATATACTATCTATTTCTCTATATCTATGCGAAACTCCTTTTATTTTTATGTCACCGTTTGTAGCACTTGCAATATACATTTGTCGATTAATAGATGATATAAAAATTTCAAAGTGGTGCCTAAAATCTAATGACATTCCTCCAATGTCAATTATTTTTAAAGTTTTCGTTGTAAGCATACCATCATACTGACGTATAACAATTTCGTCGTCTTCCACGCCGTTCTTACTTATATATTCATCTAATAAGGAATTTGTTGTGTTTCTTAAAAGAGACGTTATGTTTGGATTAGCTCTCATCATTTGACCAATCTGAATATTCCTTTTTAGTTTGTCATCTTTATCAATTCCAGACAAGTCAAATCCATATTTCTTTAGAATGTTATAGTGACATGCTGAAATATCGTAAGAATAGACATCTTGTAACACCAATTTCAAATTTTTATTGATTTTCATGATAAAGTGGAGCGGGACCTAGATTACCAAAGACTCCGGATTCTATCGGTCCCGCAAACTCCTTAACTTAAAAGTCTAATTATAACATCATCAATTTGAATATGATGATTAATATCTGTTATTGCTTCTTGTCTTTCTAAAAGCCAATTTACAGCATCATTATTAGATTCTAGTGTCGTAATAACTTTACTACTTTGTCTGTATAATATCTGAATTTCTTCTTTATCTAAATCTTTAGATAATTTTTCCAAAACATTTGTTGGACTTTCTTTCTTAACTTCAATACCAGTTTCATGTTTTTTCATTTTTGTTTTTGCATAAGGAACTAATTTATCTGCGATTTTATTACAAAACGTTGCAATAAGGCCAGTTTTAATTCCATAGCATTTTATAAAGATGTTACCTTCATGTTGACAGATTATACGAAAACCGTTATTATAAACTTTCATATCAATTCCGGGAAGGTCCAAAACTGGTTGCATATTTGCATTATCTAGTGTTATGAGTTTTCTTTTTATAGTACCATCTTCATTTGTTTCTTCTGATTCATGTGGAATCGTAACAACCAAATCTTCAGCTGGGTCTACGCCAGTTACCTGAAGTTTTACGTGTTTAACATCTTCAAAGTTATGTTTATTCTTTTCGAACCAAGTTGTTAAGTTAGAAGTACCAATCGTCTGAACTTGTTCAATTTCTTCTTCTATCTTTGATTCAGTTTTTGGAAGATCAAGACCTTCTTCAATAAATGGGGTATCTTCTTTATATTTATCCCCTTTTACCATATCGCTTAAATTATCATTCATTTTCTAAAACTCCTTTGTCAAATTTTTCTTTTAGCCATTTCTGGCCTTCCACTAATGGATCACTTCTCCACTTTTCTGGAAGAATCTCTATATATGTTTCTAAAAGTGCTCCAGCAAGAGCCATAACTTTAATGATGTTTGCATACATTTCTGCTGGTGCAGTACCCTCTTCAAGTTCATAACAATCTTTTAACCACTCAGGAACTTCTTTTGACCATGGTCCGCAATAAGCCTCTTCAGCTTCATTTAAATATTTTCTTATAAACGCTAAAAAACTAGCAGGATTCAATTTTTTTATTTCAGAATACTCACCAAAACACAAATTCTGATAATTTCGTTCTCTTTCATATATTTCTAATATTTTTTCAGTTTCCATTAAATTCACTTATATAAACCTCCTTTCATCAAAACCTCCTGGAATGCCTTTCCAATTTATTGCTATTGCTTCAGATGTATGTATTGATTCTTCATGTGCACATTTAATAATCCAATCTCGAATATCTTCTCTCTCATTTAATGCTTGAGAAATTAAACGAATTGCATCTTCAACAAACATTGGATTCTTTGCTGCTATCTCTGCGATTTTTTGCTCATCTTCCCTTTTTATTATTGGATATGGAAGAGTCTTAAGTTTAGATTCGACAGTTTCAATAATATCTTCTAACCAAACATAATTTGGTTCTACAGTTTCAACAACAATATTTGAAAATGATCTTTGATTATGAGGGAAACCACTAACGCTTTTAGATAACTCAGCAGAGCATGGACAATATGATGAGTATTGAATTATTACTCCCTGAAAGAATTTAAAAGACATCTTTGATATACCAAATTTTCGAGATGGGTCTATTGGGTAATATTGCCCTTCAAACATGCACTTATAATAAATTGGAAATTTATTATTTGTAATTGGAGATTTTCTGTTTATTGGTAATCTAAAATTAAATTTCATGAAACTTGAGTTTGTTTCAAGATTATTACTTAGATCTTTTAATATTTCTTGAATGAGTCTATGCTTTAAAGGAAGATCAAGATATTTCTTTAAAGTTCTTATAAATCTTGACATTGAAATTCCTTTTATATTTTTATTTAGTTGTGTTCTCATAGAAACATTTGCAATTAGTTGGTGATGCCCGCCGTATTTTGATTCTAATCTAAACGGAACTTCAACGTTTTCAACTCCAACTTGTTGAATTGGGATTTTAATTTCAGGTTTTGTAGTTTGAATATCAGGAAGGTTGTCTTTTATGGACATATTTAATCCTCCTTAAATAAGTCTCTCACTAACGATCGTTCTCATAACGTCTTTTTCTATTTCAGTTTTCCAAAATTCAAAAGCCACGTAATCTTCTGAATTTTCGAATAAATTAACGTTGTGTTCTAGGTCGTTTGAGCATATAAATATAATACCCTCATCTTCAAATAAATCGTTGTTTTTATCTCTTTCTATATATCCATCATCATTAAGATAGAAGTATTGTGAGCGGCGACGATATTTCATTACTATCTCGCCGCCACATTCTGGACAATATACTTTTTTATGTTTTGTCATTTATGTTCTACTCCCAAGACAGTCAGATAAGAGTTCAATAACTTGACTGATTCTGGAGTTGTATCTAACTCTTTTTTCTCATCTGACAAATCAAATTCTATAAGATCTCTAATGTATTTATTCTTCAAGTCAATGCAATCTGATTTTGTTGTTAAAAACTCAAAGAGGTTTTTTGGTGCGTCATGCCCAATAATACAGGCAGTTTCCATTTCTCCACACCTTTGGCCTCCTTTATTTTTCCTTCCACCAAGTGGTTGTAATGTTCTTTTTGCATAAACACCAATTCCTCTTGCTGCTAATTTTTCTTCAGCAATATGAACCATTCTAAAGAAATACATAAAACCTACTGCAATTGGATTAACTAAGAAATCTTTAGAAACAGGATCGTAAATTTTTTGTTTAAATTTACTATATGTATATTCCATTGCTTTTTTGAGGTCTTTAATTTTCATTGATTCAAAAGGTGGTTGAATAACTTGAAGATCAAAAATAAACTCACGAGTTATTACTTTGGGAAGTTGTTCAACAAATTGGTTATAATACCAACTATCTTTCGTTTTATCTACAATTTTTATGTAATTCAACAAATATTTTTTAACTTCATTGTTTGATTTTCCATCTTTTAACATTTCCACTAACTTCTTTTTTAAAGCATATAGAGACATTGAAAGATGTAACTCATAAAGCTGGCCGATATTCATCCTGGAAATTATTCCAAGAGGATTAATACAGATGTCTAAATGCCTTCCGTCTTCGAGTTTTGGCATTTTTTCATGTTCAACAATTCTTGAAACAACTCCTTTATTTCCGTGTCTATTTCCAATTTTGTCCCCAACTTTTATAGGTCTTAAATACACACCATACATCTCAACCTTTAGACCATTAATTTTTTCTCGTTTTTCTTTATATTTTCCAACGAATGAGAATATATCTAAATTGTTTTCTTTAATAAACTTTTCAGCCTCTGCTCGAGGAAGTTTATCTTTAATTATTTTTTTAAGGAAATTTTCCCTTTCTTGTTGAACAGCAATTTTTTCTTCAACCCATCTTTCAAATTCTGGAATTTCTTTATTCCAATCATTTGCATATATGTTTATTTCTGGAATTATAAATTTTTTCTCTGCTTCTAATGAAATTGTTTCACTAAAAACAGAATATAAATCTTCTGAGTTCAAAGTTTTGATCTTAGCATATGGGTTTCCATTCTCGATAATATCAAACTCATCTGGTAATGGTTTAAATTTTCCCTTTTCTAAACTCAAAAGAACCTTATTTGGACTAATGGCAAATGACAAATCTCTGTAATGAACTGAAGTTAAAGTTTCTTCATTCACAAGTCGTTTAGAAATTACAATTCCATCTTCGTAGTTATTACCATAATATACCATTACTCCAGTCAAGAGATTTTTTCCGAAGTTTATATTACCATTTTTACAGAAGTTGCTTTCTGCTAAAACTTCGTTAGCTGTAAATTTATCTCCTGGTTTAACATAAACTTGCATAAAATCCATATTTTCAACATAGATTTTTCTATATGAAATGTTAAAAATATCAATTTCGCCATCGTCATATTGAACTATAAGGAATTTTGTGTCGATGTGAAGAACAACTCCGTTCTTTTTTGCTCTCTTTACAAATTGAGTTTGGTCAGAATATAATCCTTCACAACCAGATGAAATCATGGGTTTGTCAAAGTTTTTTAACATGATCGATTGTCTCATCTGAGATGAAGCCATTTGAAGTCTAGTTTGGTCATCATGTTCATGGAACGGAACCATAGATACTGGAACTGAGATTGGTTGCTTATCTAGTTGTTTATTTGTAAATTTTAAATTTTCATCCAAATCTACATTTGGAAGAAGATTTTGTAAAACTCCACAATTATCTCTATCAGGCGTATCAACTGGGCAAACTCTCCCGAACATTGTTGGGCAAACATCTCTTAAATGTTTTGGTATATTTTCTCTTTTAAATCCACCTGGTCCAAGAAGACTTATTCTAGATAACTTTGTTAATTCTTCAATTGGATTAATTGAAAAATCAAACTGAACAATATCAGAAACGTTACATTCAGAAATTATTTGATTTGAATTTATATTAAATTTTGGCTGCCTACTGGTTCTATTTGAAAAACACAAATCAAATATATTTTTTGATATTTTAGAATATATTACGTATTCAAAACATCTTATACGTTTATTTATAAAAAGAGTATCATCAACGTATCCCACTCTTATTGCTTCAACCAATTCATCTAGTATAGTTGGTTGTTTCATAAATTTTGCAGTTAAAATATCTACTTTTGGGATTAAATCAAGAGCATACATAATATCTTCGCCCTTTGATTTTGCATTATATTTTGAATATTTCCTTCCAACTTCATGTATAAAATCATCTTGTGTATAACCTTTAGATGATTCTTTATATAGATTTAAGTCATACATCAAAAGTTCAAATAACTCTTTGCTTTTTTCGTTTGCATTTTTTATTTCTTTTTCGTATTTGTTTAATAGAGTGTCTAATCCAAAATATGCAATCATTAGTAATATAAGAGAAACTTTCTTTCCAAGAAAACTAACTTTTACAAAGGGCTCTTCTCGATCTTTAAAGATCATTAATGTTGCAACGTTCGTTCTAAATTTAATTGTTTCTCCTCTTGTAACAATTGGTATGTCAAACAATTGAAACAAAGGAATCTTTTTTCTTCCATTTATTAACATATAATTATTGTTAACTAATTTTGGAATAAATATACTTAGATCAATAGAAGAGTTTCCTTTTTGGAGTCTAATTGCCAATGTTTGCTTTAAGGTTTTTGTTAATTCTCCAGATGAGAATCTTGAATCTTTTAATCCCAATTCAGTTATATTAAAACCCAATTCTTTTACTGGTTTAACTATTTCACTAACTATATCCTCCATCATATTATAATCAGTTTCTCGAATTTTAAAAATGTTCTTTTCGTTTAGCTTGAAAATCGGATTTATAATGTTCATATTATTTTTTCTCCTTTGAGAATCTTATCCATAACGCCAGAATATCTTCCTTCATGAAGGATCCCTTGTAATATACTTCGTTTTGGATTTGAAAAAGCCATAGCAAGTATCCAACTTTCTTGATGTGGCACACTCTGGATGCTATAGAAATTTGGTTCAATTTTATCTCTATTTTTTAATAATCTCCACTTTCTAAAATCTTTCCACATAAGCTGAGAAACTACACATTCAAAATGAACATGATGAATATTTTTATTATAAACGTCAAATAACGAATCTACTATTTCTATATAATTTTTTCTTTTAAATTTATGAAGTAAGGATGTAACAGAAGCTAAGTCGCCAATAATATCTTGTTGACGCATGTCATTAGATTTAGCTCCTTTTATTGCTGCTCCAGAAGTATGAAATGTTCGAAGAACTAATTGAGTTGATCTTTCTCCAAGAGTTTGTGCTGCTATAATTCCAATAAACCTACTATTCAAAACTTTATATAATTCTCCATAACATTTTTTACAAATCTTGGGGCTCTTACATAAAATTGGGCTTCTTATTTTAATTACTTTTCCAACATTATTTTCATAATTTTCTTCTGTGATTAATTCATAACCATCTTTGCTGGTTTTCTTCCAACGATCAACTAACATAGAAGCTTTTCTTTTGTTTTTAACATCTACTTCTAAGCAATCTGCTGTTCCACAATCTTCAACATCCTCGCTAATTTGTAAGTTTGCGCATGTAAAGATTAGTTTCCTTGATAAATATCCAGAAGTTCCTGTATTTAATGCAACGTCCAGAAGGCCTTTTCTACAACCATAAGTTGAATAGAAAAATTCTTCTTCTGACAAACCATCTAGCAAACTATGCTTTATTGGCAAAGGTAAAATTTCACCGTCGAAGTTTGAGATAAAGCCTCTGGTTAGAATTAGTTGTTTAACTTGATCCCAGCTACCTCTAGCTCCTGATTCGATCATATATGAGTATGCAAACTTATTTTTTAAAAAATCAGTAACTTTTTTATCTGACAAAGCAGTTAATTCTTCTCTAAAATTTCCCGTATATAATTTGTTTTTAAGCTCATCTGCTTCTTCTACTAAAAAGTCATCAAGTGACATGGTTGAACCAAACAATGTAGCATATTTAAAACCAATTCTTTTTATTTCATCAAGAATTTTTGATGCTTCATTTCCTGAATAATTATTTTTGATATTGTTTAATATATCAATTAAGGTTTTTTTGGTTACAACTTCATCCACCAACTCGTAATCTTCGGGGAGACATTCGTTAAAGATCTTGCGACTTTTTGTAATTTCCTTTTCTTTAAATTTAACTTTGTTATTTAGATTTTCAAATTTATTTGATGTTAAGGCATAAATTCCTAATATTACATCTTGACTTGGAGTTGTTGATAAATTTTTATTTGCTGGACTGCTTAAATTTTGTGTTATGAACATTTTTTCAATTACTTCTTGTTTTGCTTCTTCAGTAACTGGAATATAAACAGCCATTTGATCTCCATCAAAATCTGCATTAAATGGTGGACAAACCAAGGGATGGATCTTGATTACAGAACTGATAGTTAACTTTATTTTAAAACCTAACATACCAAGTCTATGTAAAGATGGTTGTCTATTCAAAATACATACTTCATTTTTAATAATATCTTCACATATTCTATATAAGACTGTTGATTTTGTTTCAATACATTTGTCAACAAAATCAATTGCTTTATTGAGTAATTTATATTTTCCAATTTCAATTATCTTTTTAGCAACTGGTAATTTAAATATTTCTAAGACCATAAAATATGGGAGCGCACATTCAGTTAAATTTAAAGTTGGGTCTGGAACAATTACTGCTCTCCCAGAAAAATCAATTCTTTTTCCTAAAATATTTCCTCGTATTAATCCTTCTTTTTTTGACATCTTTGCTAAAATTTCAGTATATAGCTCATTTACATCTTTTTGTAATTGTTTAAAGTAAGTATAATATAAAACTTTATCTTTATGAAGGTTAATGATAGTTTCCCTCATTGCTTCTTTTTTAGTTAGTATCTGAACATAATATCTATTTATTTTGTCCATAAGTTGTTTATTTTTTCCGCCTACTGGAGATGCTGGCCTTAGATCTGGTGGTAAAACAATAACATTTTTTATCAATAAATTATCAATATTATCTAAAATCATTTTCCACTCTTTGAGACCATCTTCTGCCCCATCAGTTGCTATAATTTCAACGAGCTTTCTAATCGCTTCTGTTTTTTCCCAAGTTTGTGCACCTTTTGGAATTTGCTTTTGAGAAAACTCAACAGCAAGGTTGGCACCATCTAGGTATAAAATGCTTTTATCTTGTTTCATTAAATCATCCAATGCGCTTTGTAGATTTTTTCCTTCTATATTAGTCAATAAGTCATAAAATAATGGGTTTATAACTGGGATTGGAAGCGCAATTTTTGCAAATCGTTTTCGTCTTTCGTCACTATTGACAATATCGACGTTACAAAAATCACATTTCCCGCCAGATTTTGAAACTCCATAATATTTTCCACATTGGCATGTATAATTTTTAATTGGACCAAAAATTTGCTCAGAGAATAACCCATTTGGGTGGTAATGCTTTTTTCCCATGATTTTTATAGACGTCACTTCGTCTAGATTTTCACAAAATTTTTCATAGTTTAAAATTTTTGGCATATTTTACTCCTCGCTACCAAATTTGGTTAAGAACTTGCCAAACTCTACAATATGTTTTTTTACTATCTTTGCTACAACCACGTTTAAGTCTGGCATTATAGCTTTGATTATCTTTTTTACTTCATCTTCTGTTAATTTAGTTTCATGTTCTTCTATAGTATCAATTACAATCTTTTTTATAAGACCTACTAAAGCTTCGTCATCTTTCATATTATGTAATCCTACTTGTTTTATAAAACTCTTTGCCTGGTGCATAATAACAATGGTCTAAATTCCAATGGTGTAGATCTTCTCTTATACTTCTCCAGAGATGATAATTTAAAAAAGTTTCATAGTAATCTGGATTAAAGCAATAATGACCATCTCTATAATCTACATTTGGATGGTTTGCAGTAAATACAAAAATACTTTTTATCAAATAATTTTCAGATATACTATAAGGTGCTACTCCATGTCCAGTATTATCTTTAAAACGATTACAATGTATTTGGTATTTTTCAATAATTAAATCATTACATACTTTCTCTAATAAATAATATTTTCCATTTTTCTTTAAATATTTTGGAACTATTTTATCATAGAAAATGCAATTCAAATGTGCTTCCGTCTTATAGATTTCAATGTCTTTTAATAATCTTAAAGAAGTATCTACATTTTTATAAAATTTTATATCATTTAAAAATGATCTTGTTGTGTTTCTTGGTTTATAATTTTTAGGCGCCCCCATATTCTTTAATGAGGTGAATACAAAATTCATTTACCCTCCTCTCAAACCGTACAACATAACTAGAATCGTCTTTTTCGATCAATTGTAGTAATTTAGGTATTACATCCACAGGAATATTCAAACTATCCTTTGGAATTATACTTCTGGTGTTTTCTAAACCACCAATGACAATTTCAATATCTTGTTTTTTATTTTTAGTATAAATTGGTTTGAGGTTTTCTTCAATTTGGATCAGTCTTTCAGAACCTTTATAAGCATCACAAATCATATCTTCTCGATTCTGCAAAATTCCCTGTATGTCTTCTTTAACTGCTGGTATTAAACTGTTTATATCTACTGTTTGAACTAATTGGTTCTTTAATAGTGTGTATATTTGTTCACTGTTTATTATTCTTGTTGCAAAAAACGCGGCTGTATTTATTTCATCTTTCATTAAGTTTATTAAATATCTTCCAGGAATTGGATTATTACAATAAACATTTTTCTTACAATTAATTACAAGAAAATTTTCTGAAATATATAACTTCATGTCAATTTCTTTTTTTCTTGTACAAATAATATCTCTACAATCTATCACTAAATCGCATTTTGGTAACTTAGTTATTCCTTCTTCGTATTTTTCATGTATCTTTGTAACTTCGACATTATTACTAGCAAATCTAAATACCGCGTTTACTTTTGAATCTCCTACGTCAGTTTTCTTGAACATTGACGTTGCTAAATTTTTTACCTCGACAAAATCGGGGTCTATCGTTACGAGATGCTTCACTTGATCTAGTTCTGAAAGGTGCTTACAAAGAAAACTACCTAAGCTTCCAAGACCTATTACACATATTTTTTCAAACATGTATTACAGACCTCCTTTCAGAATTGATTTATTGGGGGCAAAGATTGCCCCCAATTTTTTGATTAAAGGTATTAACCTTTCTTTCCGGTGGGTTTCAAGAACTCAAGACGATCTTCTTCTTTAAGAACATAATCGTTACCCACTTCTTTTCCGTCTACTAGACCAGTTGACATACGAGTTACATTTAGAACTTCTCGTAAGTATTCTGCAACTTCACCAACTGTTCTACCAACAACTGGAAAGTTCCCCGTATTTGCCCCACAGGATACTTCAATGGTTGTTGCTGTTCTATTACCAAAATTAGCTTCTGGCTTATTCATAACACTTGTAAGTTGTGCCTGAAGTCCACTCATTGGCTTTCCTGTGGTAACAGTAGCTGAAGCTCCACTATCCTGTTCGGACAAAATGGCTTCAATTACTTCAGCTTTTGGGCTCTTGCTTACGCCTGAAATTCCCAATTCTCTAAATGCCATCTTTTTCATTTCTTTGGCATTCATGTTTTCAAGTTCTTGACGTGTGTAAAGTGGCATATTTCCTCCTATTTCATAAATTTTCTTACATTTCTTGATTTTGGTACAACTGACATTTGTTCAATATCAAAGTAAACCTCAGAAATACCAACATTACCCTGAATAACAACATTCCAAAATGCAAAACACATAATAGATGCAGCTGCTAGATTGGCAAAATATAACTGAGGCTCAGATTTTGATAGTTCTTCGCAAGACATTTCATTTGGAGATTTATCATCTGGGTTTGCAATTTCTGGGTGATGAAGGCACAAGTCTGGCGTTAAGTCACGACCCTCCTTTCTGACATAAATTTGTACACTTCCATCTATCCAGTCATTGCCTCCAGAAATCAAAATTCCATTCTGTAATGTCCAGAAATAATTTGATACGATTAATCTTGTTTTGTGATTATCAACACAGAGAAGGACAATATTATTCTCTTTTATTACTTCATTAATCGTATCATTTATTATAAATTCAGGATGGCTATTAAAATTAATGTTTGGATATTTCTCTTCTAGTTCGACTGCTTTTATTTCAGCTTTATTTCCCATCCTCTCAAATTCCTGCCTTTCTAGATTCTTATATTCATATTCGTCACCATCGACTAGCAGGACATTAATATCTTCTTCAAATTTAGAATAATTTAGGAATCTACATAATCTTCCTGATAAAATAGATCCGATTCCCCCAAGTCCAATTATAGTAATATCCATAGTTTAATTATCCTTTCAAATATTTTCTTAACCAAGCTATTGGTTTATTCTTTAGATTTTCTGGAATTTCATCGGGCTTAGGGATTTTTTCTCCAGCTCTATGTCCATCTTCAAACACTTGACCATAAAGAAATTCGGGGCTCTCATGTTGTTCTTTAACAATATTTTCTATGTGTTGCTCTCCGAATTTTTCTTTATCTGAACCGGTTCCATCATCTGCTGCCATGAATACAGTATCATCTGGGATAAAATTATTTATTGGGTTTTCTACTTCATCGTCGTCTGGTTCTGTATATTGTTCCAGTGCCCAATCTATTTTGGTATCTCGAAATACACACTCACAGCATGGATTAAAGTCATCGTCATCAAGATCATAATCATTATCATTATCAAATGATTTAGCTTGTTCACTTATAACCTTTTGGTCGAGTTCAAGGGGATTTTTATTTACAAGCGGATTTCCAATGTGAGCATAATATGCTTGCCAAAATTCCGCCCAACCTTGCTTATCAACTCTATTCTGAATGTTTTTCCAGTTCCCTTTATTAAATGTGGGAACTACATACTTAACTTTCTTCAACCAATTTCGGTTAAATGTTTTTTGGGAAACTGGAATATTTATAAAATATCTGGGTGTATAATATTTAGATTTATATGGTTCGGATTCCACTTCTATAAGTTTCCCGTTTATATATTTATAAACTTTTCTATAAGATTGAGTTTGAATTTCTTCAATCTTTTTTAATTTATCTATGTAGTCTTCTGGTTCTCCAACAAATCTTGTTCCATTTGCAGTTATTGAAAGAGAAACTCCCACGTTGTCACTTGCAACATAACCAACAGTGATATGTAAGCCATCATTATCTGTATACTCATCTTTATCATCAGTTGGAGAATGAAATGCAGACATGTTACCGTGACTATGAATGTCTCCAAGTAAAGTATAATCTCTTATTTGTATATTTCGATCATATTCGCATTTTGCCATGCTTACTTCTTGCTTTGGAATAACAATTTTAAAGTTCTCGGTGTTTTGGTTGTAAAATAATAAAGCAACTGCTTCAGCTCTATGTTTTTCATGAACTGCTTTAAAGAACTCAACAACTTTCGCGAACATGGGTGCTGGAATCATGGGTATATTTAAAGAGGCTGTTGATTTAATTTCATTTAAAATAGAAATTTTGTCAACTTTAGCTATACTTTCTAAAACACCCATTTTTTTCTTTAAATATACTCCATCTTTTGCAACTATATAACAAATATCGTCTTCTGGAAGTTTTTCGCTATCATGTAAATAAATATTAAACATTAAGGAATCTCCTTTCGTCAAGATCAAATGAAAGAATAGATAATCTATTTTTAACAAACATACCATAAAAGTTTGGTAATGCTTCCACTTTTTCAAACTCCATCCATTGATTTTGCGTATATCTTGGACTTAAAAATCCAAATGGTTTGGCGTTTCGTCTTGTCTCGTTATTAAATGTTTGTATCTGTGGTTGACTAGCAATCTTATACAAACTAGTTCGTATGTACCTTATTCCCCTATTATATGGATTACTAAATAATATTACTGGGTCAGAACTAATTCTTTGACTAGTAATAATTATATCTCCTGGTTGTAATTTTATTTTTGTTAAGTCAATTGGAGAAATAGTTAATTTATTTTGTTCTGAATCATCTGTTGGAATTATCTCAAAATCTTCCTTTAATTGATCTGGCCAAATAGTACAACAATTTGAACATAATACTAATGGAATATCTCCGCCGGTATCTGTTAAAAATCCAATTATCATATTAATATCTTTTTGTGGGAAATTACATATTCGTGGTTTGTTGGATTTAATCATAGTTCCAGAACGAATTCCATTATATTCATTTGTTATATGTCTAACAGTCCCAGTTTTTATAAACATATAATTAGGAGAAGTATATTGACGTAGTGTATCTTGTTCGATAAATGGGTATGAAATAATACTACCATCATCAGATTTTGCGTTAATATAAAGTTTACCACTATCTTCAGTTTTAAATTCAGTAATAGTTTTTGGTTTTATCATTTCAGTTGGATTATCCCAATCAGAAATAACTATCCAATCTCCTACAGAAAACTCTAAAGTATAGTTAAAACTTTTTACTTTAAGTGTTTTTCCACCATTTATAAGAAGTTCTGAAATGACATCATTAAAATTAGGCACAACATATTTACAATTTTCTTTTTTAATAATTCCATTTGTTGGGTGGAAGTAACCAAGTCCGGCATCACTTTCATTAGTGTATTTATCCACTAGTCCATATAATCTTGTTCCATGCATAAATATTTTTGGAATTTTTTCTAGTTTATTATGATCATAAGTTTTGGTCCAAATATTATTTGAGTAATTAATTAAACGTTCACTACCAGTATTCGTATCAATAAATTTAGCTTGAAGGTTACCATTTCTATGAACACCCATACCGATATATCTACCACAAAATGCTACTTGAGATGGCAGCCCACTGACAGTTCCAGTAGTAAGTAAGTATTCATTTCCTTTTTTTAATTTTATTCCATCTATTTCAGGATCTTTTAGGTTTACTTTTTTAATATTTTTTATATTCTCAAGTAAATAAAAATCTTTTCCTAGTTTTGCCTCAACTTTTCCATCAAAACTATATCTCAAATATTGAAGTTCTTTATAACCTTTTACGCCGTAACTATCAATTTCTACTATATCTCCTGCTTTTATTTTGGTTCCTTTAATTGTAGCTGTATGAAAACACCTTTGTTCTTCTGTTTTCTTTCTAAGAAAAGCTACTACTTGTTTTGTTAGTTTCATTATGATTTTTTTATTAGACGGAGAAAGCAGTCGAACATGTGAAATATTTCCACATTTTTTACCTAAAAATGAAATAACGAAAAACCTTTTCCCTTTTATAATAATTTCATCTTCAATAAATAGATTTATTCCATTTCCAAGATTAATATAATTTGCCATATTATCATAAATTTTTGTGCTATCAGTTTTTGTAAGATTCGTAACAGAAGAACTTTTATCAAATAATCTTGTAATTTCAGAGAAGTTTGAAATTCCATAATATTTTTCATTATGTTTTCTGCGCGAAATATAGACGTCACCTAATTCTAATAGTATTTCTTTAAGATTTCTTTTATGTGGAACCCAATCTACATTATAAACAAACATTGGATCAACTTTAGTATAATGTTGCCAACTTAATAAGTCACCAACATATTGATTATTTTCATAAGAAATTACGTTTGTTACATAATCTTCGTTAAAAGTCGATCCCCAAAAACGATTGATTACTCCGATAATTGCTTCATCAATACTAATATAATATTCTCCACGACCCAAACATACAGCTTGATTTTCTGATATGTTATAAAGGGGAATTTTATATAGAATATCGCCAATCCCTTGAAGGGGTAAGTGCCGTAGAAAAACCATTAGTGTGGATAAACTGGCGGTCTCAGTATTAAATACCATAATATATTCTATGAAAGGAAATGCTAAAGTATATTTTTGTTTTCTTTTTCTAGCAGGTAAATTTTTATAACCAAATTCAATTAGTTTTCCTTGGGTCTTTAACTTTGATAAAGCACCACTTAAATTAACGCTAGCAATAATAGTTCTTATTTCTGGATCTTGTTCAATAACATAAACAGTATGTCTAGAAGATAACTTTTTAATAAGTCTACAATTTCTTGGAATAACAAGCTCTCTGCTTTTTGGTGCACCAAATGAAGCATTCATTCGATCAAGAAGAACATCAGTTTCGATAAACTTGTTGTTTGTAATATCTATTGATTTTTCACCTTCGCCATAAGCAGAAACGTCACAAGTATAAATTTTAGAAAAATTTTCATTAATTCGTAGTTCTTTAATTATCATTATTCACCTCTATAAAATTTTACTTTCTTTGCAAATTCAGTTAAAATTTTCTTGGTTGATTTTCCTTCAATTTTATATGTTTTAACTCGCTTTAGACCTTTAGTATCATTTAGAAAAAACTTGGAAAATACTGTCCAAATACCGATTAACCAATTAGTTCCATCTTCACCTTCAAGGTCTAAATCCCTTTCTAGAGTTATATATGAAATTTGGTCATGATTAATTCCTGGAATTTCAAGAGATAAGAATATATTTGGACCTTTTGGAAGTCTATTGTGATGTTTTATATTTTTAATCTCTTCATTTTTTATTTGATTGCATAGTTCACGTAATTGAACAATCATATCGTCGGTTTTAAATTCTGATATAATTTCATCTAGTATTCCCATTTTTACCTCACTTTTACTTTATATTGCATATCCCCAGCTTTTAAATACTCAACTTTGTCAATTGGTACAGATCTCCATGCTTTTTTCTCAAGATCATAAACTCGTATGATTTTATTCTCTTGCACAAGTTTGAGTATATTTGCCATATCTATGCTTCTAGATTTTGGATAATCTTTTTTTGGAATTCTGGAAAAATCTAGAGTACAACGCATAATTCTTGTTGTTCCATCCTTTTTCTCAAATTTTACAGTTACTTCGCCTTCTTCTCGAATTTTTCTCCAGAATCCAATTGCTGTATCAATTATATTTTTATCTACTGCCATATTATTTTCCTCCTCGCTTATCTAAATGAACAAGATCGTCAACTTTATCTCCATATTTACTCATTAACTGGCAAGTATGATTACATAACTCGCAATATCTTTTTTTATCTCCTTTTATTGTTTCCAATAAATCTGAGTTTATTCGATAATCAGCTAACGGAAATATATCTTCTAACTGAAATGTTT